AGAACTGGTAGGCCGCAATCAGTTCGGCCGTGTGCATCTGCGGCTGGTAATAGGTCACCGCCGGCCCCTCTTTCATCTGGGCGGAGGTTGAATAGATCTTTTTCCACGGATAGGTCGGCGTCTTGTCGTCGCATCGGTCTGAGTTCACCTCCACCATCGGCCCGGAGGCGATGGCGATGTTGTTCTGCAGGGCACGGGCAATGGAATTGAGGATATCCTCGACGGCTTCGGCGAATTCGAGCAGTCCCTCGCCAAGCACCCACGACGGGCTCTTCGCCCAACTGGAAATGTGATACGGCTTCCGCCCCAGCTCATCCGGGTTGATAACCGCCTTAATGACGTGCTCGCCGATCTTCCAGCAGTTGGCTTGATACTCGGCGTGGACGTCGATCTGCTTCGAGTCGAGGCCGGCGTTGTCGAGCCACTCTTTAAGCATGAAGCCGGATACCGAACCGTACAGCTCAAGCGCCTGCACCTTCTGGTCGTTGACTGTCAGAAGGGCCGCGGTAGTCGATGGGTTGCCTGACGTACCGACCTTTTCCCGTTCAACCGCCGACACGGCAATCTCGTCGTCGATGGTAAGCCACTTACCCTTCAGGTCGCCGGAATGAAGCTTCTCTAGCACGGTGTTGATTTCCTGGCTGCTGTAGCCCGGGGCTCCGTCCATCTCTTTAAGGGACTGACGGGTGAGCTCGTGGACTTCGATAACGTCGCCGTCGTTCTTGGTCTTCATCCCCCCGGACGGGTAGAAATTGAACGGCGAGACACAGTAGACATCGGTGCCGATAGTTTCCTTGGTCACGAAATCAAACGAGCCGCTATCGTTCGGCTCCCACACGTAGCGCTTTTTCTTGGTGAGGACCGGCCCCTTGATGATGCCGGCCTTGCAGCGGATGAAATACCAGAGGAAGTCCTTGAAGGCGTCGTCCCAACCACCCTCCTCGTTCTGGTCGCGCAGTTTTGTTTCGGCTTTAAGGCAGCGGCTTTTGGCGTCCTTAAGGATCTTCTCGGTCGCCTTCTTCTCGGCCACGATCTGCCAGTCGTTCATGGTCTTGGCGATGATCGATGGGTCGAGCGGTTGTCCGGCGGCTTGCGCGGCGACCGCCAGCTGCTGTTGCAGGGCAAGGCCTTGTTTGATGATCTCGGCCTTGATCTGTTCCTTTGTCTGGTCGGGAAGAGTCGGGACGGCAGTCGGTTCAAGCGAGAACGGAATGGCGTTGGCGCCGCGGTAGATATCGGTGATCCATGAAAAGGCTGCCCGGCATTTGGTTTCTCCGGAACGGATAAAGACTTCGCTCCCTTGAAACTGCTTGATGGCGGCGAGTTTCTTCGGATCGTACTCACCACGGGATCTTCTCAACAACGAGATAGTCTGTTCGCGTACGGCGCGGTTGTCTTTTTTGACCTGCTCCCAGACGGTGTTGAAGTGGATGGAGAGTTTTGATACTACCGCCTGCTTCTTTTCCTGGTGAAGCAGTACGGCGATTTCCGCCTCGTCCTTCAAGGTCTGGAGGGCGCGGGCGTTGTCAAGTGCGGCCAATTGGCCTGGAGTGGTTACGATATCCATATAGCCCCCATCAATGCAGGTTCTTCAATTTATACAAAGCTCGGTTGTACGAGGCCATAAGAGTGTCGACGAGCGCCGAGAGCGACTTGGAGCCGCGGCAGAGTTTGTCTTGATTTGTCCGCAGCCAGGTTGCGTCTTCAAGGATATACTCGACGATGTCCTTATCGAGCTTAGCCGCGCAGGTCTCAAGATCCTTCAGCAGGCCAAACTCACCTTGATATCCTTCCACTACGGCATCACAGGCGTCCACAATACTGTCGTACAGCTCGCCAAGAGCACGGTGCTCGGCATCGGAGGCGGTGCCCCAATGGGCGAAATGGGAGAGGTTACGGGTGGTAAACACCCGTTCCACCAGCTCGTTTATCTCCAGTTCGGCAGTCTCTTCGGTAGCCGGTTTCTTGACCGCCTTCTTTAGCGTATCCATTGGATTGGCCATATTATCTCCGGTAGCTTTTAACTGCTTTCTCTTCGTCCATATCGTTAAGACTATTCGGGTTGGCCCATTCTGCTATCGGGGCGGCCGGGGTAAAGCCGGCGGCGGTAGCTGCGGCGTTGGCCTTGGTCGGCTTGCTGGCGAACATGGCGGCAGCAGCGCCGGCCCCGATCATACCTAAGGCGCCAGGGAGGCGACCAACAGGGCCAGGCATTTTTTTGCTGATTCCAAAGTTTTTCGCTGTTTGGTTTGTTTTGTTTATATCCCTACCACCCGCCCTTGCTTCGTCCCTACTTGTATATCCGTTGCCGGTATCTGGGTCATAAACAACACCACCATTTCCTCTTTTGGCAGCAGCAATACCTGTATTGTCCATATAAGCGTTCTTGGCCGCTTTGTTCTGGGCTTTTACCGGTGGGGGTGTATCGGAGAACGGCCCGCCGTCAAAACGCATCTGGTTGACCCGTGCCGCATTACCCTGGCTGCGCTTGAACAGAGCATCCTCTAATTCGCTTTTAAGTCCCATATCGTTGTCTCCTTTTTTACACCGCTCCGGCAAAACACGCTCTAGCGTCTATCACGTTGCTACCTGTCCGGCCAACTTCACTCTCCGGATACTTCCAGATGTTGGCGTCGGCCATACACAAATAACGGATGGTGTCTTGCAAATGGTCGTTTGTTTTCACTACCTTACCGTCTTTACGATGGTAGAGGCCGTGTTCTCTTTGGAGCTGTGTGCATGACTTGAAGAACTTTAAGCGCCCTGACTGCAGCCGGTCCCAGACGGTAAATATACCTGCCTCAACGGCGTTCGCGGCCAGAGTCAGATTCAACCCCCCGCCCCCTTTGTCGACGCTCTTGGAGTAGAGGAGGAACAGCTTCTGGCCGTCGATCTGCGAGGAGGCCCGTGAAGCTGGGTCAATCGCCCCTTTCATCCACTTGCCCCGCGATCTGATGGCGGAAGCGTGCACGGAGACGTCTGCCTGGCCCTGCTTGTGCTCGGAGTAGATGTAAATAACATCATTCTCGCGGTCCCAGGCGCCAAAGCAAGCAGCGGTACAGTTCCACCCCACGTCCATGCCGTAGGCTTTGGGCCACCATTTGGGGATCTTGAAGTCGTCGACGGTAATCTGCTCAAGTGGCAGCGGGTAGATGGCGCCGTCCCCTACCGTCGGAATGCCCTTCGAGCGGGCGTCCCGTAGGTTGGGTGGTGTAGAAGCAAGCATCTTGGCGATCTCTTCGGCCCCCAGGTGAGGTACGTCCCACCAGGTACAGTTCTCGACGTAGCGAGGGTAGGCAACGGCCGAATGCTGGTCGTTATCGATAAACGACAGGACAAGTGGCGTCAGACCGTTCAACGGGGTAAAGGTGAGAATGATACTCCCTTTTGTGGTCATGAGACGGATCAGAGCCTCGCCATAGACATCTTCCGGGCACTCTTCGTCAATCCAGATAAAGTCGACCTCGGATCCCTGCCAGGCAACCCGCCCTTGCTCGTAGGTCTTAATGACGATGGTGGAGATGCCGCCCGATATATGGCGCACGCGGATGGTCTCGACGGCATCGGGTACGTTACGGCGGCTTTTGGTGTCGACAATCAAGTCTTTCGGGATCATGCCCGAGCCGTGATCTCCGATGTCGCCAAGTAGTTTGAACTGGATGATGTCGCGGCAGGTTACCGAGGTGTCGCCTCCCACCCAGATCATAATTGGTTTGTGGTATCTTTTGCCCTTCCACCAGTCCGGGTAGACGCCTGAAGCATGAGAGGTGACCTCAAAGGCGCCGGAAACGCTCTTACCACTACGATTGCTCGCGAGGAAGCACCTTTCTGTAAACTGTTCGCCGGCATTAAAGAAGTCGTGGTGGCGCGGGTAGGCGTCGATGCAGAATTTACTTGCGTCATTAGGAAAGGTGTTCTTAAAGACATTGTACTTGGCGTCACGGGCGAGGACGTCAAGGGCTTCCAACATTTCCTGGCGCTGCTGGGCGTCAAGCTTCTTGGCATAGACGTCAAGCAGGGTGGCGGTGATGTCTTCCAACTGACGACTCATTTACGCCACCCCAAGCTATTCTTTGACAAATTCATAACGGCTGCCTGTTGAATCGTTCAGTATGTGTATGTCGAACTCGAAGGCAAGAGCATCACCACCCCCCGCCCCCGCATCAATATTGTCTTCCCGAAAAACAGTAATCAACAGCAAAGACGATATCTCCTTTCCTTGCCCACCTATGCCCCCAAAAGACGATAACTGACTGATATTACCTGACGTATAGGAAAACACCCCAGCGCCAGAAGTTATCGTGGTAAAAGCCGCAGGAGCCGTCTCTCCGCTGTTAAACCATTTATAGGACATTTTCCACACAACACTGCTCGAATTCATCTGTTGCCAGTGTATGTGCGGGTGGATATCAGTACCCTCTTTATAGGTATGTGGTAGCTGCGCAACGATATAGATTGCTTCTGTTGCGTCGTTTCTCGGAAAGAGGAGGCCGATATTCGTAAAGTCAAAATCCGGCTTGTCAAGTGATCCGCGCTTTGTCGAGGTAAACGGAAAGCGCAAGTCGTCATACAGGCTTTCTCCGGACGCTGCCAAGAAGTTTTTTACCGATACGTCTTTCATAGAATAATCTCCGCTTCGGAATGCGCTATTAAGTGATCGCTGCTCGCGATCTGACTGGTGACGTAGCGGCCTGCGACCGCTTCCAGCAGCTTGGGGTCGATAAGATGGGCGAGGGAGGCGATCCGCGCCCGCGCATCTTCAACAGACAACACGGTCTTGACGGTGGTTTCGTTAACGCTTGTCGTGTCAATCTTATCAGCCCAGCCATGAATATTTTTAGCGTAGGCAATCTTGCCGGCGCACTGCCCGGGGGTACGATAGATATCGTTCTCCACCCACTCGGAGATGATCATCCTCGACTGCTCCATGATATCCTTGAACTCCGGGTACTCGATGTACTGATAGAACTGGTCGCGGAGCATCTTCATGTGGATCATCATGCCCTTGATGGATGGGACCCGGTCTTTGGCCATGCACCAGTCGAAATACCTGTTGATGGCGTTGGTCATGGTGCGGACGGTATGACGTTTTGGTTTGCCGGAACGACGCGTCTTACCGTTATCGAGGCGGGCGATCTGGGTCTTGACGACGAAATTCTTCTTTAGCTGGCCGTCAAGCTCTTCATCGCTGGTAAATGATTCGTTTTCTTTGGACATAAAAAAGGGCCACCTCACTCCGGCAGCCCCCTCTTAACACACAACCTTTATTTTCTCCAACTTACCCCGTTTTGATAGAGGTGTTTGCCTTGAGTCGTTCAGCGACCCCTTCGACACGTTCGTCGTTATAGCCGATCCCGTTTGACTGGGGGCAGGAGAGCTTGTGGTAGTACGTTTTACCGTTAACCTCCCGCCAGCAGGTGTTGCCGCACTCAGGACAGACGTACCAATACTTGCCGTTGGCGTTGCTGTCGAGGCGGTCTGCCCTTAAACATCTACCCCCTTTAAATTCTGGGCATTCAACAATATCAACCCCATACTGATCTTCCCCGACCACCACTTCACTATCGTCTTTCGTTACTTTCTTTTTTACCGGCTTACTCATCGTAATGCTCCTCTTGTATGATTGGAAATCCATCCGGACCTATTTCCTGGCGTTTTGGGTAAGTGACTGGTGTCGGCATAAACGGGTTTTTTACCTCAAGTTCACTCGCTTTGGTCATGCCGAGTGAAGAAGCGAGGGTTTTAATGTCACCTGCGGCGGGGCGGGTTATCACGCTCTTCGATGGAGCCGGCTCAATACCATCGCCATACAGCTCCCGCAGGTGTTCGTCGAGCATAAAGCTGAGCGACAGGTTTGGTCCGTGACGGATTGCGTCGATTTTGTAAGCGTCCACATATTCCTTTGTTAAAGTTACCTGATAGCGTTCTTTCATGCGTGTTATCTCCTTTTATTTTATAAGTGATACAGTGATATAGTGTGTATATCATACAGTGGTACAGTGTATCAAGTATATTCTTTATTTTTTTCTTTTTTTTCAGACCATATTTCACTGAATTTGTGCATGTTGAGGGTATCTATATGGTGGAGGCCGGGTGCAAGTCGGGGTGGCACCCCCCCCGTGGTTGCTGGTCACAACCTCGCTCGCTCCGCTCGCTTCGTACCCGCTTCGCCCTCTCCTCCCGTTGGTCGTCGCTCACCTATCTGCTTGATAACACTGCACTTGTGACCGCACAAACCCCGACTCAAGTGTTCGCTAGAACGCGAACCGGGGTACGACACACGTACCAAGCACACGCATCCTCTCACGGGGTACTGTTAGCGTCACCTATGGCTCACTTGGCTCACCGGCTTCGATCAACTTGTTGTGTATTATCAGCGGGTTGCGGGTCACGTATGCCACCATCCCTAGTCAGGGGGCCAACGAGCCACCAGTATGTACCGAGGCTCTCGCTCACGCTCGAAGCGGCGCCCTTCGGCCGCCTCCAGTCACCGTAGGTTCACATAGGCTTCGCCCACTTGCTTCGCAAGATCAGCCAGTTAGCCCAGTTCCCTTGGGTGCGTGCAACAGACAGACTACAGGGATAACTGCACATGAGCCGAGGTGACCAATGGTTTGCAACGGTTTGCAATGGTTTGCAACGATTTGACATACAGCTTGGTGTGCTACTCGGCTAAACCCTGTTACGCTACCTCTCTTATGTTCTACCTACTTAGTGGGTATATCCATCGGGGGGGCGGGCGGTGTACAAACAGGCGCTAGATCGCGTCCTAGCGGTCGCTGTGGCTGGCGTTGAGCTTGTTGCCTACCCCTACCTATACACCGAGTTACTTCGTCCTTCTGTATGGGTGTAGGTGATCCTATCCCTTTCAGGGGGGGGATTTGGCTATCTGCTCCCTCCCTTGCTGAAGATGGGGCGTTCTAACCCCATAAACCAACGTCAAAACCCACAGTTCGCGCTCTAGCGAACACTTCGGAGGTGTAGAATGAACAGATTAAACGTAAAGCGGGTGTTGTTCCTCACCGACGCTGTCTGCTTCACTGTTGTTGTCGCTATCGTTGGGGGGCTGGCGTATCTGGCCACCATCCTCCTGTTCGCCCTGTAGTTAACCCGGCTGGCAGCCTACTGCTAAAGGAGGTGCCCCATGGCACAGAAAATGATGAAGGACATGACCAAAGAAGAGTTCATGGCCGAAATAGAGGCCATAGTAGAGTCCCGCAATAAGAACCCGAGGTTGCAGGTAAGCGACCAGAAGGTGCTGGTAGTGGGGGCCGACGCCAAGTTCTACCCCGATGCAGACTATACGGCTTGGGGCAGATAGACGGGGCGACTGGCTTTCCCTTTCCTGTTTGGATAGGGCTGGTTCT